CAGCGCGCGACGTGGACGATCCCGGCCTCTAGGATGAAGTGCGGTCTTGAGCACCGCGTCCCGCTTTCACGTCAGGCACTGGCAGTCCTAGAACGCTGCGAACGAAAGTCTGAGCTCGTCTTTCCTGCGCCACGATCAGACAAAGAGATGGTTATCGACAGCCCTCGGGCTTTTATCCGGAAGGCGACAGGCGAGTCTTTCACAATGCACGGCTTCAGATCAACGTTCCGCGACTGGTGCGAGGAGAACTTCATCCATGAGGCCCTTGCCGAGCGCGCTCTGGCTCACGTAAAGGGCGACAAGGTCGTGCAGGCCTACCAACGCTCAGACCTCCTTGAGCAACGTCGTCCCATCATGCAACAGTGGGCAGATGCGATCCTGCCGACGAAGGATTGATCGATGTTACTTGCTTTGTTTGCGTAATTTGCATATAATGCGTTTAACAAAAGGGGAAATACCCCATCACTCAAACGCAAGGAGCACATCATGCCGCGCATCACTGGTCAATTCACGATCACCCACAACGGGAATCAGATCACGTTCACGCTTGTAGGCGAAACCTACAAGTCTGTCGACACCGAGTCCGGCGTCAAGTCACGCAAGGTGATCAAGTGGCAAGCCACGGAGCACGACGCCGAGCTTGGTGAGATCACTCGCTTCGTCTTCGTCCTTCCGCGCACGAACCGCGCGAACGTCGTCGAAGAATACTTCTCCCCGTCTCAGGGCATCATCTACTGAGCAAAACCTACAGACACAAAAAAGGAGCCCCCGACCGGCGTGAAGCTGATCGGGGGTTTTTCGTGAAGGTATGGCAAGGAATGATTCAAAGCAAGAAGGTTTAACTAAAACTTGCTGTCTCCCAGGCACAGAGCGAACATGAACTCACCCAAACAAAACACCGGAGACCAACATGACGAACACCGACAACCGCCGCGAACTCGAAAAAGCCCTCGAACAGCTCGAACTTGCCATCGACCTCAAGAGCGACGAGGCTGCTGACGCTTACGCAGCCGGGAAAAAAGTAGAATGGCGAAGCCTTGTCAAGGCATTCCTGGCGCTTTGCGACGAACGCGACGAAATCGCTGCCCGCCTTGAAGACCGCGCCTAATCCCCAACAGATACGCCATAGCCCCCGTTTGAACATCCAGACGGGGGTTCATTTGTTCAGGGTTACTCTGGCGTCGTGAATCGCGGATACGTCTTGAAGTATGCGTCCACCTCCTTCAACCAAGCCTGCGCCTTCAAGGAGTAGCTTTTCGCACGCGGAGACTGCGGCTCGTTCCACTCGGCAGGCGTCGGCAGAGGCTCGTCGCTCACGATCTTTGTAGGCACGCTGCACCCGGTCAAGGTCGTCAGAGAGGCGCACAGCATCGCGCCGAGAAGCATCAAGCGCGTTTTGCGCAGCAACAAGTTTTTCATAAGCCTTTCTCCCATCGTTTGCGCGAACAATCGCGGCCTGAAGTTTGACATTGGCGATCTCCTCGCCGTACTCGTGCGACGCGTACATGTACCCGCCGACAGCGCCCGCAGCAAACAGCCCGAGCGGCACAAAAAGCTTCCAGTTCATCGAAGCCTCCATGCAAAAAGAGACCCGCGAAGGGGTCTCGTGTAATTCAATATCCTCGGCGTCGATAGCTCGTCCAGTCGAAGAGCACAGAACGGCCTCCTTCGCGAAGCCGGTCCATCGCCGCCTCGCCCAAGTAGTCCATCAAGGCTTCACCAGAGAGATTGCTGATGACGATCGTCGCCTTCAGCGCCTCGTAGCGTGAGTTGATCACCTCGAAAAGCATCAGCTTCTCGGCATCGGTCCCGAACTGCCTGCCGACTTCATCTATGACAAGAAGGTCAGGCGTAGCAAAGGACTCGTACACCTCGCGCTCGTTTCGATCCGACTGGCGTCCGTAGGTCTCTTTGATTCGCTGAGCGATCCGAGACGCTCGCGTATAGAGCGCAGAGCCGCCGTGCTCGATCAACGCCTGCGCGATTCCTATGGCAAGGTGCGTCTTACCCGTTCCAGACGTGCCGTAGAAAAGCAGGTTTGCACCACTGTCGTCGTTCTCGCAGATTGTCTGCAAGTACTCCCTTGAAGCCTCAAGCGCGGCACGTTGGCCACCGTTCGACACGACATAGCCTTCAAGCGTGCGGCCTCTGTATCGAGCCGGTATGGCCGCGTCACCGATGATGCGACAAGCCTTCACCGCCTCGCTGCGCTTTGTAGCCTCTTTCGCCAGTCTGGCGTTCTCACGGTCGCGGGCTTCAAGCGCACACTGCGCACAGCCCATCCAGATGATCCGGTCGCGGATCATTACTCCCGTGTCCGTAAATGCACCATGTGTGGTGCAGATTGCGGGCTTCGTGCGCCCGTTGCGAATGTGCGAAAGATCGACTTCACTCAAAGCCATTCATTCTCATTCCTTCCCTCAAAAGTCAAACGGGTCCCGGCGGTAGTGCCCGGGCGTTGCATCTGTCATATATCCCGTTTTCGATTTCTTGTTTTTATCTGGTATAGGTCGCCCATTACCGGCCGCACCTTTCGCCTTTGTCGGCTTTTCGGACTGCCGCTCCTGGGTCGCGCGCTCGCCTTTTTCGGTCAGAGTGAACCACCTGGTCCGGTCATATGCCGATCGGTTGAAGTTCCCTGTTTCCACGTATCCACAGGTTATCAACTTATCCAGAGCGCCCCTCACCTGCTTCTCGCTCAGATAGTCGAAGAGCTCGGCAAAGTGACGCGTGCTGCCATAGGTCCAGTGCTTGCCATCGTGCTTGTGACGACCTGCTTTCCTGTTCGCTCGGACCCAGAACGCGATGTTCTCCAAAACGACGGCTGCGTTGACGCCGACCTCGACGGCAACCGACACGCTGAAATGGTGCTTTACGCCCGACATGTTTGGGCTTATTGCTTTTTCTTCGGGGGATGTCATACTAGAGATAGCGAATTCCTCCCCTCATTTCATTCGATAGCCTCGCCGAACTGTCACGGCGGGGCCTTTTTCATTCCTCCGCCCCGAAAACGTCCGGAAAGAGCTCGCAAGCCGGAACGCCGAGCACTTCCTCATACGCTCGCAACGTCTTGAAGTGCGCCGGTGTCGCGGCACCGCTCTCATGTTTTGAGACTGTTTGCTGTCCGCATCCGACAAGCGCGGCCAGCTCCGCCTGCGTGAACCCCGCTTCCCTGCGTGCCCTCTTCAACGCAGCTCTCTCAAACGGCTTCATCGCCAACGTATTCCTTGAACTTCTTTGGGAAGATACAATAAGACCACTGATTGCTCCCCGGCATCTTTGCAGCCGTTCCAAACGGAAGCAATCCCTTTTGCAGACAGATTCGTATGTACTGGGGCGACTTATTGAGCGCCTTAGCGACATCGTTCACCGTTAGGTTTCTCAATGGAAAACATCTCCTTTTTCATCTTTTTTAGACAGTTGCGGTTAAAAAAAATCGCGCATGATCGCACGGTGCCTCTCACTGCCTTTCAAAAAAATAGTACGAAATCAGACAATTGAGTTCAATAGTGAATTTTTGGAAGTTAATCATTCCTCTTGCTTTGATAAATTAAATGATCTAAATTAGATATATATCCAAATTAGATATTTATACAACAAAGGGAGAGGGTTTAATGGAGTATTTATCCGACAAAGAAATAGGCTACATCATCAAACGCGCGAGGATGCTTCGAAATCTGACGCAGGCAGAACTCGGTGAGCGACTTGGCGTGCAGGCCGCTGCGGTCCAAAAATGGGAAAGCGGAAAGGTCACGAACATCAAGCGAAACATCCTCAGGGATATGGCCGTCGAACTGAGAGTGAATCCTGCGTTGCTGATAGGCCTGCCAGTTCAGACGGATTTCCTCAAGCAGCTATCGAAAACCGAGCGCATTGGAATGGAGAACTTCTTGAAGGAGTATCAAACCAAGCACCTCAAAGAAGGTGATGACAATTAAAGCGCCAAACGGCTATGGAAACATTTCAAAATTAAGCGGCAATCGCCGACGGCCCTTCTGGGTACGAATCACAACCGGATGGGAGATCAACGAAGAGACGGGAAAGGCAAAGCAGCTCACGTCCACGCTTGGATACTACGCAAGCCGAAAAGAAGCGATGATCGCTTTGGCCGAGTACCACCAGAACCCAATCGACCTCACAAGAAAGACGCTCACCTTTGCTGAGGTCTGGGACATCTGGACGCCGCCGCACTTCAAGAAGTACCCGAGCAGCGCCGCCGGGCTCAGGTCAGCCTACAAGCGCTGCGCCCCGCTCTACGACATGCAGATGGCCGACATCAAGAAGGTCCACATGCAGGACATCCTCGACGGCATGAATCACATGTCGGAGGAGAGTCAGGGCAAGGTGAAATCGATCTTCAAAAACGCGTTCAAGTACTGCATCGAGAACGACATCGTCACGAAAGACTACTCGCAGTTCCTGGTGATCACACCGCCCAAAAAGAAAAAGGCCGCGAAGGAAAAATTCTTCACGGCAGAGGAGCTCGGCGCTGTATTTGGCTCGCAAGACTTCGCAGTGCAATTCCCTACTGGCAAGAAGTCTTACGCGGAATTGCAACTGGCTGACACGGTGCTCATCATGCTTTACACCGGCATGCGGATAGGAGAGCTCCTCGGGGTCAAGACCGAAGACGTGGACCTTGCGCAGCGCATCATCCACGTGCGCGGGACAAAGACCGAAAGCGCAGACCGGATCGTGCCGATCCACCGAGAGCTCGCCCCGATCCTTTCGAAGCGCCTCGATGGCGAACACCTGATCGAAAACGCGAACGGCAAGCCGATCAAGTACGACCAGTACAAGAAGCACTTTTTCGACCCGTATATGGAGCGCCTAGGCGTCTCGCACACGCCTCACGCACTCCGACATACGTTCGTTTCTCTGATGGATTCTTGCGGCGTATCGTCGAACTCAGTCGCCTTGAAACGCATCGTCGGCCACTCGAATTCGAATGTCAGCGAACATTACACGCACAAAACACTCGACGAATTACTGGACACTATCGACAAGCTTCAACTGGAGATCCGCTGATGTCCTATCAGCGTTTTTCCTCGTACGCCTTTTTTGTACCGGCGAACAATGGTTTGCCTGCTAACACCGCTGATTCGGCCCCACTCCGTAACGATGTGCGTTTCTCCATCAATTTCGATTAGCAGATTGTTTCGCCTATTTGACTGCTGTGTTTTTTTGTCTACCCACTGACAATTTGAAGGTTCATAGTTACCGTCTACATCGATACGGTCAATGGTTAAGCCATCCTTGTATCCATTGGACATAGCCCAGTCGTGAAACGCGATAAAGCTCGACGCCCATTTTGGGCAAACTTTAATGCCGCGCGCACCGTAACTTTTGAACTCTTTAACGCTCGGGTTTGAACAACGATTTTTCATCGTAGCCCAAACGCCATAAAGCTTCGTGTATCGAAGACCATGGAACTCATGGTTGTATGAGCACCCGCAAGAGGAAGTGTTTCCGCTGTGGAGGTTTGACCCGGCTACAACCGTTTCGTTTCCACAATCACATAGGCAGAGCCAGCACGTTTTCTTGCCCTTGTTTTCAGCTCGCCTCAGAACGAGCAACTTGCCGAATTTCTTGCCTGTAAGAACGATCAATTTAGCCATGACGATACGAGTCGAAACGCAAACAACATAACACATCATATACGCGCAAAGACATGAGCGATCGAATGCAAGTGAACGTTGTGTGACAATTCAGTGAACTGGGAAAGTCAAGCCGAAAGGCTTTTTTCTAGGCGTGTCGTGTAACTTACGTGTCACTTACGCACTTTAAAACAGGGCGTTTCCCCGTAATTCTCTGAAAGTTAAAAAGCCCCAGAAACCGCGCCGCAAGTAGGTTTCAGGGGCTTTTCTCGTGTCTTGTAGGACGCTACAGAATTTACTACAACAGTAACTTGATTAGTCGGACAAAGCCCGGTGTGACGCGGTTTTCGTGTTCTCGTGTCACTTACGCGTCACTTCCCGCGTAATTCTCTGCATGCCTAATTAGTATATCGTAAACCCTTATAGGTCACAAGAATTTTTGAAATTCGGCTCAAGAAAAAGTTTTTTCGACTCCTTCGACAATTACTCGTGCGAGCTTGTCTTGGTAGCTGAACCTGAACAATTTCTCGGCTGTCGGATCGTGTGAGATGAAGCCGACCTCCACCAGTGCGGCCGGTGCGTTCGTGTGCTTCAGCACGTAGTACTTCGCCTCCTTGACACCTCGGTCTTTTTCTTCAGGAAAGCTTGAAGCCAGACCGTTCTGGATGTTTTCGGCAAGGCGTTTCGTCACGCCTCCAACACCCGGATATTTGAACGTCTCGATTCCGCTTGCGTCCTTGTTCTCGGCGCTATTGCAGTGGATCGAAATGAACGCGTCCGACTTGGCAGCGTTCGAAATGTCGCATCGCTGTTGAAGCAGAAGCGCCTGATCCTTCGTTCGAGTGAGCACGACGCGATGCCCTTTCGCCTTTAGTTTGTCCGCAATTTTGTTTGCGATACCCAAGGCCGCTTCAGCCTCTTTGTAGCGACCATTCACAGCCCCCGGATCAGTACCTCCGTGCCCCGGGTCCAGCACGATAGTCAGTTTCTTACTCATTTCTTGACAACCTCCCTACTCTTAATTTCCTTAATCGCTCGATGCAGAAAGCCTGGGATCATGCCGCCAAAGCCAAGGCGGTCAAGATTCTCAAGCGTGCTGCCGAGTTCATTAACGGCGTAAGCCGCAATAGCCGCGTTGCGCAGCATGTCTGTGCCTGCGATTACGTCAAGCCCATGCGAAAGCATCACGACGACGAAAATGAAAACCTTTTTGAAAAGCCCTCGAAAGCCGACACGGCTGTTCCACTCGCCGGTCTTTCCTGCAGCGATGGTCCCCGTCACGTAGTCCACGGCGACGAACATCAACAGCCACTGCAACTGCAGGTCAATACCTCCTAGCGCCCAAGCCAGTGCGCTTCCGACAGCCCCTGAAGCGAGCATCAAATACGCCTCCCCTTTAGCAGGTACGAGCAACGACATGTAGTCGATGAACGTCTGCACAAACCCTCTCTCCATAAATCACCTCCTTGTTTGTTCTCCCCTTCACCATATTCAACGACCGTCAAAATCCCTAGCCCTGACACGCCTGCCATCACTACAGGCGTAAAAAAAGGGGACGGTTTCCCGTCCCCCTGTTATGGAGCTTTAAGCCTTATCTTTTAAGTCGCTCAACCTCTTCCGAAAGTCGCTGAACCGCGAGGATCAACGGACAAACGAGCGAAGCATAGTCCACCGCCAGATAGCCCTCAGACGACTTGCTGACAAAGAGCTTCGCAATCTGCGGGTCCGCATTCTGGACCTGCTGCGCGATGAGCCCCATGTGCTTCTGACCGTCTTCCTCGCCGAGGTAGGAATAGGTGACAACTGGGAGCTTGCGAATGAACGCAATCGCTCGATCGGCATCGACCTTCGCAATTCCTTCCTTGAGTCGAACGTCCGACGAAACGCTGATGGCCGTCTTCGAGTAGATTTTCGAACCGGCAATCATCGTCTCAAGGCTGTTCGTCGCGAGCGTCATCATGGACGACGTTTTGAAGAGCGCCTGAGTCCCGTTGAGGCGAATAACGTCAGAAGCTACAGAACCACCGAAATCCTGGCCGTCCTGACCATCTCGGCCATTCGTTCCATCGCGACCATCGGCACCCGGATAGCCCTGCGGACCGCGTTCGCCATCTCGACCAGGAAGTCCATCCTTACCAGGAGCGCCGTCCTTACCGGGCGCACCTTCAGCGCCGGGAAGACCATCCTTGCCCGGGAGGCCCTGCTCACCGCGAGCACCGTCGATGCCGTCCTTGCCATCAACGCCGTCCTTGCCAGGCAGGCCAGGTTCACCCACAAGGCTCTCGAGCCATTCAACCTCGCTACCAATGAAGCCGTTGGCGACAGCCACCTCGTAAGCGCTCAAACCATCAGCGCCGTCAGCGCCCGGGGTTCCACCAGAGCCGCCTTCGCCCTTGAGGGCAAAGCGAGCGTCCGCTTCGGTCTTGCTGTAGATCGTGAGGCTGTTTGCCTTTTCGTCAAGCACGTCCGAAAGCCAACGGTCTTCGTCGCGATAGTTCACAACGTCGGTGGAGTGATCTGCGAGCACGCGGATCGGAGCCGGCTTGAAAGTCGAATCCGAACGGTCGTACCAGAAGCCGATGAGAGATTCGTCGAGCGTTTCGATTCGAATCAAACGCGCATCGATCACCTCGGTCGGATACTCCTGCACGCCGATACAGAGGTCCTTTTCGTTGAGCTGAGCGTAGAAGAAGTAGATCACTTCAACCCAGCCGTTGCCCGTCCACTTCTTACCGATGACGGTCTTGTCGTCAGTCGTTCCGATGTAGATGTAGTTAGGAATGGTCACCTCTGTCGGGAAACCGTACGTGCCAGTGCAAATGCTCTGGTCGTTAATGAAGCCGTAATAAAACAATGGCTTTCCTTATAAAAAAGGCCGAGGGACAGTCCCCCGGCCATGAGCACACAGTAGCATGCCCTTAGTCACATCGCGCCGATTCTCACAGCTCGTTGCATCTATCCTCAGAAGAGGACGCTGTATAGCCACGAAGCGAGAACCCCGGCAATGAAGCCGACAGGTCCCCAGAAGAGGCGCGTCTTGCGTCGCGTCTCAGCATCGAGCAGCGCCTTCTGAGCCTGCACCTTGGCGACGATCTCGTCCGTCACTTCCTCGACCTTGACGCCGAGCTTGTCGAGCAGCTCCTTCACTTCTCGCTTTGTCATTTCAGTCACCTTTTCCTTTAGCGCATCTTTCAGCGCCTTGACAATAAAATTCCACATATAAAAAAACCGCCAGAAGGCGGTGTGATAAAGTTACGGATATGAATCCCGCTCATGGTTTCGACGGCCGTGAGCTGTTTTGTAGCCAAATCAAAAGTGTTTCAAGATGTTACCCCCCTACGCCGAATTTCATCGTTAACAGTTTCCTTCACTTGGACTTGGCTGAATTTTTCCTACGTCGAAAATTCAGCCCTATAAAACGAGATTACATCCCATCAAGGCAAATCCCAAAAACCATTCATTTTGCTTGGTTTGGTGGAGGTCGAATCCCTGAGCATCGACAAAAAAACATCGATACGTGGCGTCGTCTCTTACCAGATTATGAAATCGTTAGGTGGGATGAAAACAATTTTCCTATTGAATCTTACCCCTATGCCGTAGACGCATATAACAAGGGCATCTACGCTTTCGTTTCCGATGTTGCAAGACTGCATGCCGTTTACAAGTACGGCGGCCTTTACATGGACACGAATAACGAGGTCATTAGGCCGGATGCTTTTGATGACCTTTTATCCTTGGATTGCTTTGCAAGCTACGAAGCGCCATGCCAAATTTCCATAAGCACATTTGGAGCAAAACCAAATCACCCATATATCGGGACGCTTCTTGATTTCTACAAATTCATTCGCTTGAGGTCAGCATATCGACTTACGGCCAACGTGCGCTTCATATCCAAATTAACAAGAATCATTTATGGATCACGGCTGAACGGAAAGCGATTAACGCTATCGGATGGCACAGTGATCCTGCCTCGAGATTTGTTTGTGCCCCAAACCATCACAGAGAACACTCGGGTCATACATCATTACAGAGGCTCCTGGAAATAAGCCATTAGTACTCGCGGCCATGTTGGCGTGCTCACGATCTCAGCTCATAAGGCTTCGTCCACAGTTCGCCCATAGCGAGCATTGCTTTTGCGAGCGCCTGCTTTGCCTGCTCGACCGTGATCGTAGCGACGGTGTTGCCAGCAAGCACCCACTGCGTCGACTCCATGCCCGTGATCTCTGCGACCTGGATCGCTCGCGTGAGGCGTTGCTGAGATTCCTCATCTCCGTCGAAGATCATGCCGTCGACCTCGACTTTGATTGCCGCCACAGCCGCCGCGCGTTCGATCTTTGCCTGTTCAAGTTCCTGCGCGGCGATTTCTTCGGGCGTCGGCTCCGGCGACTTTACGATCTGAAAACGACGCACGCCTTCGAGCGGTTCAATTTCTTTGATCCATCGGTCGCCGTGCCTATTGCACCAAACGGCGCACTCGGGCGGATATTCGCCATCAAAGATTTGTCCAATTTCAAAGCCCATGTTCATTGCTCCTTCTATTAATTTCCGCATGCGTACCAATCCCAGCCATCAGCGCCACCTGAATACGTCGTAATACCAGTACTGGAAGTCGTTCTACTTCCCCTTTTTTCATACGCAGCCAGATAATCGGGATGTGACGTGTAATCGTTTGAAGCGTTTACCACAAAGGAATATTTTTTATTCGAGAACGATTTACTAAAAGTACAACTACTACCAGTCCCGTGCCCCCCTTGCTCAATCCACCCATTAGACCAAACTCGATGCCAAGCTGTCCCACTTCGCCAAGCTTCCGTGATGTAGGCTTGCGGACGGTTGTTCAAATCGTTAAAGCTCCCCGACTTCGCGACAGGTGCCAGCACTAACGGCACCAAAGCCACATCATCAGCCTCAACGCTACCACTATTGGCCACGTAGCTTTCCTCTGACGGGAATAGGTGAATTTTCTTCACGCTCATTTTATTTCACCTCGCAAAATGTTTAAATGGTCTTCGTAACGGTCATAGTCGTCCGCCGTTGCCTCTACCTCTTTTTGATAGGTGTAAGGCTCAAATCCTCGGAGGTAGATTTCGGAGACCTGCACGTTTCTAAAGCCCCCACTGTAGACGCCTTCTATAGCTCTGATCTTCCAATATTTGTGCAAACCAACATCGGGAACATCGTTTTGCCCTTTTGTAACGGCTTTAATGTCAGTCCACGTGCTCCCGTTGTCGGAATATTGGAGGATGCCTTTGTTTAAGCTGTAGTAAGCCGGAACGATTTCTATCGACCTAACCCTAATTGCAACAGGGTTATACATTGTAATAGTCAGATAGTCTATACCTGCGCCGCTTCCGCAACGGTTGAAATATGATGTGCTTTGGTTTTTATCAAACGCCACATTTATTCCGTTATCGCCTCTGTCTCCAGTAGCAGCACAGGCGAACGTACTGCCCCCGATCGTTCCCAATTCTGAAATCGCGGGGTTTTCCCACTCGCGTTCGCCGCTAACGGTAATCGTCTTAAAATATTTTCGAGTAAAGCCGTTCGCGAAAACGCAGTCGCCTAGCGTCTTATCTTTCACGATATACACCGTTACCACCTCACTAATTCAATACCAGCCTGAATGGAAACATTCCCGCTTCCGTCCGGCCGATTCCCGTTGACCGTCTTCACCCCAACATCAACCAGAACATTACCGTCCGCGCCGGCGACGTTCCCATTCACGCTTCGAACATGAGTACGAACGGTCCATTCAACCATGCCGTCCGCAATGACATGACCATGCGTGACATTTCGCGTATCAAGCAGCTCCGCGCTCGTCTTCCCCGCCTTCGTGCATTCGAGGAAGCGCTCGTACTGGAAGGCGCAGTCCACCTTCTCGCCGACTTGGTACGCCGTTGACTTGCGTCTGAACTCGTTGATTTCGTAGATCAGCTGAGTGCAGACCGCCGTCTGGGGAGCTTCATTCAAAACGTCCTCTTCAGCAGCAAGGCGCACGAGACCGGCCTTGCTCGTCGTAGCGTTCGGAAGCGTCACTTCGCCGGATGCGTCAGGCGCGATGCTATTCACCGTCTTCACCGCGCCAGACTCGCTCCACTTTCCGAAGGTCACCCCATTAGTGCAGTTGCGCCAGAAGGTGCGGACCGTGTTGTCGGTTAGGTTCGGGACGTAGCAGACCTGCACGATGTTCCCGCTGACAGGAGCACCCGTGTCATAAGCCTGCACGATGCAGAAGGTGCAAGCGATCGGTGTATTTTTCAGCGTCCCACTGCAGGCCCATGTTTTGTCCTCAAGCAGCGTGTTCAGGTCCGCGTTGGCGATCTGGATCGTGTGATCTCGCTTATTCGCCAAGCCCTTCGTCAGCTCATCTTTTGTCGCCAGATGACTCATGTCGACATCGATCTGAATGTCGCCATTGCTGTCAGGCTTCTTCTTGTTCACAGTACGCACGGCGTCTTCGACATTTTCGACGCGCGTAATCGGAAACTGGATGACGGTGTTGCCTGCTTCATCCGTCGTCGTAAAGACGATGTCTTGTTCTTTCAGAGCCATTATTTAGCCCCCTCCTTTGTTTTTGATAAGCCGTAGTCCGGCTTTGACGGTGCTCGATCTCGAATCGCGCTGCACGTCTTGTGTTTCGCGAAATCCGAGGCATCAGCCTTTGTGACTACCTCGGACTTCTTTGCGAACTCTTTGCTAATTTGCTGACTCTGCTTCTCTTTGAAGTGAGCCAGCCCTATCAAATCAAGAAAAGAGTTAGCCATCGGAACGCCCCCTACGCGAAGAGGGCGTCGATCTCTTCGTTCGTAATGCCAGTCATCGTGATCATCGGGGCCATCGGGTCCCAACTCGCGCCATTCCAAACGACATTCATCCCGGCGTCGATCTGATGAGCAGGATCGGCAGTCTCGACGTTGTACATATCGCCGGCCTTCACATCCTTGGTCGGCAACGCCGCATAGTTTTCGACGGAACCCTTGTAGTTCACAGCGCTCGCAATGTCCGTTTTCAGCGCGTACGGCGTGAGATCGATATTGACGCCCTTCGAACTGACCGGCAGAGCACCGCCGTTGACGCTCACTTTTTCGAGTACGTTGACCTGAGCTCCCACAGCGACTCCTTGCAGTTTTGTGAAGTCGGCAGCAGACATCAAACCCGCCGCATCAGCCGAAGCCGGACCATACGTCGTGTCCTGAGCCGGAATACCGAGCGCCGTGATGTCGCCCTTGACAACCTTCGTGCCTAAAGTGACGTGCCCATTGCCGTCAGTCGTGATTTTGTAAAGTCCTGCACCAAGAGCACCTGCCGTCACGCTCGGGTGTACATAAACGGGCGTCTCAACATCATTGATCTGGATGTTCCCGTTCGTTTCAGAGTTTTCGACCTTCGTCGCCTGAGCTGCGACACCTTGCAACTTGGCGAAGTCTTCCTTGCTCATCAGACCGTCTTTCTGAGTCGTTGCAAGCTCATAGATCGTCTGCGGCATCGTCACCGTTGCGAGCGTTGCACCAGAGACGCTCTTCAGCGTGATCGTGCGCCCCTCGATCGTCATCTGCCCGGCAACGACCGTCTTCAATTTGCTGTCGTAATGAGTCAAACCTTGCTTATCTAAAAATGCATTCAATTCACTCATTTTTCTCACTCCTTTTACGATTAAAAAAGATTGTCAATGAAAGAGTTGTCAATGCTTTCGACGTGAGCCCCCTCGCCTGGTTTACCAGGTTCTCCGGGTTTTCCGTCTGCCCCATCCTTGCCCGGAGGTCCCTGGATGCCAGGAACCTCAACCGTCACAACTTGTGGCACTACGTCCTGACAATTTGCATCGACGTGAATTTCTTCTTCCGACGTGATTTGCGCAGTGATTGCGAGCTCACGCCTTGCGCGCGCACCTAACACGAGTCACCTCCGGAGAGACCTTGATTTTCCCTTCAACCACACGCGTTATTTCGCCGTCCGGAGACTCAAGCTCCAGGTCATACAGCACCGTGTCGCCCGGGTACCTTTCGGTTTTTTCATGGTTGAATTTCGCAGTGACCTTACCCGCCGAGTCATCGATCTGAAGACGGCCGTTGCAGGTCGTCAGCGTATCGACTGCCTCTTCGCTGAATGCGTACCGGCGAAGTTGCATAGCGGCTGAGTATCCAGTCAGATCAAGTGGACCATTCTTGTCGCTCAGGACGAAGGACACCGTCTTATCGGAGCCTTGATCGAGCGTGAAATTTTTGACCGCTGCCATGTTTCCACCTCCCTCAACTCAGGCCGTAGTTGGGCTTTTCTGGAGCGCGGTCCCTTTGACCGCCAACGTCCTTCGAGAGATTGACAGAGATCGTTCCGTCAGCCTCAACATCGACGTTCTTGCCGATCTTGACATGGCCTAGCTTGTCGGCCGTTGCCGGCGTCATCTCGTGAACGATGCCACTTGCAGCCGATCCGGTCTGCTCAACGGCTTCAGGCGTCCCTCCTGCACCGGGTCGAATCAACTTCCCTGCATTCTGGGCGGCCATGAGGCTCTTGTAAACATCGTCAGCGACCGCCACCTTGTCGGCGGGCATAACGTCCACCGACACAATCTCCGTGCAGTAAAAAGCGCGTTGAGACGCGCTGTAGTAGTAAGCCATCCTGTCCTCTCCTTTCAGAATCCGAGCGCCATCCAAAGCGCCTGGACTTTGCCGTTTGCGTTGTGCTTGAAGGTCGCGTTCCCCTTCGTCAAGCCTGTGGCAACGAAGTCCGCTGCAACCCCGCCAGTAGGCGTTGCATTTGCGAAAACGGCGCTCGTCGGGAAAGCAACAGGGAAGGCAACAACGGTCGAACCATCGGATGCAATCGAGGCTTTTCCCCACTGCACGATCAAACCGTTCGGCAACTTCTGAAAGCCGCTGTCGCCGTGATTCTTCAAGAAGGCAGAAAGCAAGCCAAACGGCGTCACTGCCTTTGTGTTTTCCTTGCCAGCAAGCACTTCCGCAGGCACCGCGATGCGGATCAAACCGGTGCGGCTTTCCGTCGATGTCCGTGCGCTGAGGCTCTTCGGAGTGACAGCACGCGTCCCATCTGTTCCTGCAATCGTTTCTTCATTCGTCGCAAGTTCAACGACACCGAGAGTCGTGGTCGTCGCCGGCGGGTTCAGGAAGTTCGTATCTCCGAACGCGATCGAATCTGCAGAGAAGTCCGTCACAGCAAGGTCAATCGCGAGCAGAGCCTGCGACTGCGAAGCCTTCTGGATGATCGGAACTGTCTGAGAGCAAACCGCGAAAAGGGTTCCGCTCGCCGTGTAGAGGCCGACCTCGTAGACCGTGTAGGCCTCGGCCGAATCATCGCGGGCCGCAAGGTGGATGACGTTGTCTCCAACCGCACCGCCTGCGATGGTCGTCAGACGTTTGAACTCTTCCTTCAGAGCCGTCATATCACCAGTCGGCGTGTATTGCCCCGTGCCGTAGCCCACCTCTGTAATGACGACGGGCGCGGTTCCAGACTGCTCCGCGTTGACTACTTCGGCCAAGCCGGCATCTGTGATCAGAATCGTATTGGCCATTATTTGGCACCTCCTTGTTTCGCAAGAGCCGCCGCCACAGCTGCATCCACAACGGCCTTCAACGTTGCAGGCGTGATGAGCTTCGTCGTCGACGTGCCAACTTTCGCCTCTTCAACCGTCGCAATTCGAGCATCGAGCGCAGCCTTTCCAGTTGCGGGCGTCATTGCCTTCAAAGCATCTATTCCGGATGTAGCTTCAACCGTAGAGGCGATCTGAATCATCCCCCTGGCTGCTTCGCTTGCGTCCGGTGTCGCCTCATCGACGACAGCCTTTAAGCCCGCAGGAGTAACGGCGCGTTCTTTGTCCGTCCCTGCCTTTGCCTCAGCCTCTGTCGCCAGTTCGACAAGCCCGTTTCGTCCGGTCGTAGCTTTCAAGCCTCGAAGACCGAGAGGCGTCACAAAGTGAGCGTCCGACTTGCCTTCAATCGTCTCTGCTTCAGAAGCCGCAGCGCCTTTCAGGGTCGCAGGCGTGAGAGCCGCAGCGCCTTCCGTTCCTGCCTTCGCTTCGGCTTCCGTTGCTGTGCGGATGAGACCCGCACGTTCTGCGGTAGAAGTCAAGCTCCTCAGACCAGCGGGCGTCACAGCTCGCTGCGCATCGGCTCCTGCCTGCGTTTCTTCGTCAGTAGCAAGCTCAACAATCCCCGCATTCGCAGTTGTTGCAGCAGTGAAAGAGAAATACACGTCGCCGAAAGCGATGTTCCCTGCGTTGACGCCTTCGAGCTTCATGTCGATAGCAAGGAGCAGATTGCTTGACTCCTGCTTTGCGATGATCGGCGTGCTCTGCGAGTAAACAGCGAAAAGCGTCCCATCAGAAAGGAAAAGGCCGAACTCGCACACTTCATACGAGCCCGGGCCGTCATCCTTGCACGCGACGTGAATCGCATTGTCGCCTGCTTGCCCACCTTCTAGGATCGGCATGCGCTTGACTTGAGCTTGTAGCTGTGTCTGCTCTTTGGTTGCTGTGTATTTGCCGGTGCCGACGCCGATTTCCGAAATCGTGACGGCGTTCGTACCGGTCTCTTGTGCATTGATGACGGCCTGAATACCTGCCGTCGTCAAAACGATGTCCATGAGAGTCCCTCCTTATTTTGCGAGCCCGACAAGCGAGCGCATCGCGATAGGCCGCACACCGACGAAGAAGCCGGCGGACGCCTCGATGTCCTTGCTCACAATCTCTTCACTTCGAATCCGCGCGTAAGCCACCGGGCGCAGATAACCATCGATCCCAAGCCCGCCATCCAACTGACGAACGAGCACGAAGGTGTAGTGCGATCGAACCGGCTTCGCGTCATCGATCAGCGCGAAAAGGTCCTCCTGCATCTCCGAGTCGAGCGTGCCCTCGATGTTTCCGAGCGTCGCCTGAATCTCGAAAGTGTGAGGAGTGCCCTTCGGCTCCTGCTGCCACCACTCTTTGATGGTTGCTGCCGAACCGATCGACGCAACGGCATCCTTCACGGCCCGGAGCGTGCCCTTCTTTCGCTTCTCTCGCACGACGTTCTTGAGCACGCTACGCTTCATCGAGACGGGCCACGAGTCGCGCCAGACGCTCGCGTCCCATCCGTAGGCAACATGGTCGAGCTGAGTGCTCGTGAGTTTGTCAATGCTGACGTAAATCGACGGAAGATCAACCGCCGCCGTCATGTCGAGCAACTGCTTGTCGAGCGACGTCGCGCTGTGCTTGACGTTGTCGTCTTGAGCGATTGAGTCCGGAAGCAAGTCGCTCAGCCTTACCTCCGAGAGCCCCTTACTCATCCTTGTATCCCTCGTAAACGATCTTCACGCCAGTGCATTGCGCGACCTGGTCGCTTTCCAGCTTCTGGAAGTCAACTGGCTTCATCGTCGGGTTGTCGATACGCGAAGCTCCCGCCTGCATGACGTACTGAATGAGCCTTGCAGGGAGAATGTCGCGACCGATTTTTCCTTGCTGCCACACGCGGTATTTTTCGACCGCCTTTTCAACATCAGATTTGATCTGCTCAGCGCGCGAACTGTCCTCACGACTGATCCAGTAGTGAATCTCAAGCTCGTAACTCACGGCCTTCGGCGCAAGCACCTGAACGAAGTCCGTGAGAGGCCGACGCGTTTCATCACTCAAGTACGCATCGATCTGCTCAAGCGTTTCTTTGGAAGGCAATTCACCGCCCGCGAGCAGAACGTAAACATCGACCTCTCCTGGGGTCGGGGAGGTAACGGAAACGTCAAGCACGGAGCTCGACACGCTCTTCGCATGGTAGACATACGCCTTCTCAGGACCTGCAACAGAGAAGCCGTTTGGCGCAAGGCGAATGCGCTCTGCAAGAGACTCGTCGCTTTCCGCTTCGGAACCGCCCGTCGTGATAGTTGTGTTTTCAGCTTTCGAGACGAACGTCATCGGCTTGACGATGGTGTTGACCTGCCCGGCAAGGTAGTCGTTACCGATCGTCCCCGGAACCGTGCAAGACGCCGTTACGCTCCCTTCGAGCTTCCCTTTCTCAATATTGAGCTCATGGTCCGTTGCGAAAGTCACAACCCCGTTCGTCACCTCTGTTCCTGCAGGGATCGTGTAGACCGTCGCCAGAGCCTGCGAAAGCGTGAATTTGATCGTCGTGACGGCCTTGCTTTCAGAAAGGCGCGTAACGCTCAAAAGCGTGCCTAGCGCATCGAGATAGCCGTCCTGAGCATATGAAAGCAGGTTCTGCTGCGCCGCCAGATTCACAGCCGTGCGCTGTTGAATGATGACGGCAGCAAGGCTCAAAAGGTAGAGTCGTACTGGGTCGCCCGCCGCGAGGGTTCGCCCACTTGCTTGTTCGTACCCAGTGATAATCTCGGCCTTGATGGTCTCGGCGTCCGTTTCAAGGAATTCAACTGCAGGCAAGTGCCAACGGGGAATTGTTTCAGCCATGTCTTATTCCTCCTCTCCGATTTGAACGACAACGCGAGGCTTCAAAATGCCGTCCATCGCGCTCGCCGTATCTTCGTCAAAGTCGACAGAAACAACCGTTGCCCTTGTCTCATACTCTTCAATCGCGTCGATCACCTCAGACCGAATCAGCATTTTGGCGACCGGCAGAGGCTTATCTACGTGCGCCCACGTCAGCCCGAAGTCTCGGTCCAGAGGAACGGAGCCCTTACGCGTGCTGAGGATCGTCCTCACGTTCTGCAGAATCTCTCGCACCTCGTCCGGCGGCGCGAAGTCAACTTGACTTGATAGCGTTACTGTGTATTGAGCCATTTACGCTGCCTCCTTCAAGGTGATGCTGACCTCTGCCGACACGCAGATGCCAAAGTTGTTGTGATACTTGCGCTCTTCACCGATTGATTCGATTACGAACTTTCCGAGATAATCTGGACCGATGAGCAAACGCTCAGCCTGTTTCTTCTCGAGCATTTTCTTGAGCTGAATGAGCGCTGCCAAAGGCGGGGTCCCGAGCATCGAGTTCAGCTGAATGTTGAAGCTGACCTCTGTGAGTCCTGGACCGATGTATTCAAGAACGGGTTTCTTGCCTATCACTTCGTGCGTCGCCCATCGAACCGAGCGTGAAACTGACAGGTCCTTGAAGGTGAATGTCACTGCACTACTGCAGAGAAAAGGCAGTTTGCCGAAAAGACCAACTGCCGAAAATCCCAGGCCCATTTTCTCCTCGCCTCCTTACAGCGGCGGACTCGTCGGAGCGCCGTCGCCTTGTTCTTGATGTTTGTGCTTCATGAGGCTGATGCCGCCCGCCGTCACGTCGCTCGAAGCTTCGATCTGGCCCTGCAGCTTCATGTTCCCTGTGACCGTCACCGCAGCACCTCCACCTCCGCTGACGGCGAGTCCGTCCTTTCCGGTGATGAGACCGGCGACATTCAGAACACCGGTAACGTCCGTCTTCGGCGTGTCAAGCGTTATGCCCGACGAGGCGTTGACCGTCGCGGTCGTGCAATTGATCGTCACCGCATTCGGCACCGTGATAGAGCCATCCTGTCTATTGAACACAACCCCCGTGCCTTCAATCGTGACGGTGAGCTTGTGCTCCGCTCGGTCGTAGCAAACGCGCGTGTCGTCGTCGAAAACTACCGTGCGGCGGTTTTCCGTCGATTCCGGAGGCGTCACCTCTCCCGCGTAGATCGAACCGAGAATGACGCCGTCTTCCTGCCCCTCGCCGAAGAAGAGCACGATGGCGTCCTCGCCGACGTCGGGCATGGCGTAGTCGTGATTCTTGAGCGAGTTGCGCTGAAGAACGGGGAGGTCGAAGCTCACGATGCTATCCTCGTCGTCGAAGACCACGCGGGCTGTGCATTTCGCAGGGTCGATGCTCGAGATTTCACCAATCTTGATGAGGCTCGGCACCCCCTCTGGCATGTCAAATAGGTTCATGCCGCACCTCCTCAGTAGTTGTTGTTGACGCGGCGAACCGAAAGGCTCGTCACGTAGCCGCTAGTGCTGACGCTGTGCGAAGCGCTCTCGATTATGAAACCGCCGTCGAAACTTCCGAATCCCTTGAGCTTGATGACGACACCCGCCACAAGGGACGTGTCACCGACAAGAGAAAGGCTGCCTGTCATCTTCCGAAGATTGAGCTTGCGCAGCGTGGCCTTCGCGATTCGCATCGCCTCGTTGATTGATGTCGCACGCTTCTTGATCTGGTATTCCTGCCCGTTGTCCTCGACGTCAGGATCTACATAGGTGTAGGTCATGACGGCCGGGTTCTTTTTGCCAGGCACAGCATCGATGTCGTACTCGTCCGACGTGTAGCCGCCAGCCGAGGATTTTTTCTTTTCCTTCGGGTTTCTGTACGAGATCGTGCAGCTCTTGTACGTCTCAGACTGTTGCGACTCGAAGTCCCACGAGAGAATGTCCGAAACGCCAAGCGTGAGCGTTTTGACGGGCTTTTTCTTCTCGTATGACGCCTGGTCGAAGATCACGATCTGCGAATCTGTCACCTTGATCGAAAGCCCGGCGTCTTCACATAGGCGCGAGAGGAACTTCAAGTTGCTTTCAGCCTTCTGATCTTGTCGGTCGTAGCTCGGGTTCTCCTTAGAATCAAAGAGGAGCTTGACTTTCGCGGCCGCCGCGATCTCCTGAGCGATGCCCTTGAGCGTCTTTTTCTCCCAAGCCTTCGTGATCATCTTGCGTCGGATCGGCGTGTTCATCGGGATCGACACTGCGCGCATCTCGAAGACACGAGGCGAGCCACTGGTGCGGAGCGAGTCGACGAAGAACTTCCCGCAGAAAAGCTCGCGTCCCTTCTTCCCGTCAACCGTCCCAGATGCGATGTAAGCGCGGACGACTTCGCCGCCGTCCGGCTTCCACTTGCTTGCCCACTTTCCCGTCGGGTCTTTGAGCGTGAGGCTGATTTCGTCTGCTTCATTCGTTTCCTTGTCGTCATAGGAAAAGGAAAGAAGATCAGGCAGAATGTCCTGCGTCACCGAAGTGCCGGCTTCGGTGAAGAGGAGCCTCAAATAGGTCTGGATAGGTCCACTCATCGCGTTCCCTCCGTACGCTTCCAGGGCGGTAGATTCTCAGCAAACTCTGCCGATTCCGTGTCAATGTCCGGCACATTGAGCACAACGCCCGCACTGAAGAAAACCGTCTTCCGGTGCTGTAAATTCGCGCGGATCAACTGGTCCATCAACGCTTCGGAGCCATAGACTCGTTTGGCGATGATGTCCCAGGTGTCCTGTGCGACGGTCGTGTATGTCTTCACGTCACCGCCTCCTTATGCAAAAGATAGACGCTGCTGATCCGCCAGAAGACGGCGCAGGTCCTTTTCAAGCTGTCGGCGACCTTCATCAAGGCCGCGCTTCACGCCTTCGTAGGCATCACCAGAGCCGCCCGAAACATTGATGACAGGAGCAAAGTTGACAGTGATGCCGCCTCCCATCCCGACCCCGGCACCGAGCATGTTCGAGAGCTTCGACAGCGGAATAACCGCCTCAGGCTCCCCACCCTCGCCGATATTGGCAAGCGTTGATCGCGTTGCGATGCCGCCCTCAGCAAGTTGCGGAATCTTCGGCAGGTTGACGCCGAAGGTCTGACCTCCGAACTTCGGGACCCACTCCGGAATATCAACCGAAATGCCGTTGATCGCGCCGATTGCCCCGTTCACCAGATTGATGACGCCGTTGATCGGAGCTTTTGCAATACCCTCAAGCGCCTGAAAAGCATTCGAGAAAATACCCTTAACGTTCTCCCAGGCCGCAGCCCACTGTCCGGTAAAGACGTTTTTCACGAAGCCGATCAGGTTCGAGAAGACGCCCCAGACGTTTTTGGCGACACCAGCGACAATCGCAAAGTTTGCCTTCACGACCGAAGCGATATTCGGGAAGTTCGAGGAGAACGAATTCCACAGCTCGACAGCCTTCGCCTTGATCACGTCCCAGTTTTTGTAGACAGCAAGCCCGGCACCAACGAGCAATGTGAAAGCCGTAATGACGACGCCTACCGGATTCGCTCTCATGGCTCCGTTCAGCAGGAGCATCGCTGTCCGCATCAGCTTCGCCGTTGCCGTCGCAGCCGTCACAGCAATTTTCCAAGCCCCCATCGCAAAGGCCTGAGCCTTTGACGCGACCGTCGCAAGAACGGTGCTGTTCCTCATCAGCGTGATTGCCTTCTGGATGTTCAGGAAACCCTTGTACATCGAGATGACCGGGCTCGCCAAAAGCGCGAAGCCAAGGCGTAACGCATGAAAGGCGGCCACAGAACCGAGAATCGCGCCGCCGACCTTCATGGCCGTCAGAATCAACGACTGGTTCTCACTCACCCACTTGATGACGCCCTCGCTACTTTTCACGAAGGCTTCTGCCGACTTTCGGACAGCCGGAAGAAGAGCGGTCCCGATTCCGCCGGCGACTAGCTTGACCGCGTTACCTGCAATCTGCAGAGAATTCGACGTCGTATCGGCACGAGACTGAAACTCTTTCAGCATGGACCCGGCATACTGCGCCGGATCGGAAATCATCGCGAAGTTGCCTGCAAGCAAGTCGCCCTGCTTGGCAAGCGTTGCCACCGCAGACTTCACACCCGCCTCGTTACCGAAGAGAGCACCGATGATCGAAGACTTCTGGTCTTCTCGTAGACCGTTGATGCGCTTGAAAACATCCTGAATCGCCTTTTGGGCGTTTTCAGAGCTCGACGTCATCATGTGAGCCATCTTGCCCGCGTCGATGCCGAGCGCTTCCATCGCCTTCTTCTGACCCTTCGTAGCGCCTTCACCAGACGACAGCGCGTTAATGAAGGACATCATCGAGGTCGAAGCGACTTCGGACGAAACGGACGCAGACCTGAACGAGCCGGCAAGAGCCGCAATCTGCTTCTCATTCATCGCGGTCAAGCCCTTCAGGGCACCACCGGATCGAGCAAGCACCTCGACGACGTCCTTCGCTGAAGCTGACGTGGTATTGCCGATCTGGTTGACAATGTCGAACATCGCCTTCGACTGCTCGATGTTGATGCCCATCTTCGACTGAATGTCAGCGTATGCAGCCCCGACCTCATCGCCAGTCATATCGAACGCGATTGCCATTTGGTTCTGAATCTCAACGAGCTTCAGAGCCTCGTCAGCCGTCTTTGCAATACCGGACTGGAAGGCGTTCGCGGCCATTGCCGTCATGTCTTCCGTGCTCTTCGCGTACTGTAGCGAGAGCTTCTGGATGCCATCAAAGACTTGCTTGTAATCGTCCGAAAACTTGCGAAGCTCAGCCTGTTGGTCTTCAAAGCTCATCGCCTGCTTGACCGGAGCGCCTGCGGTTGCGGCAACCGTAGCACCAACGCCCATCAGAGTGCCCGCGCTTGAAGACCTCATTTCGCTCATCTTCCCTTGAGCATCATTGGCCTTTCCAAGGCGCTCGTTGATCTTCGCGAGCTTCTGTTGTGCCACTCTAGCCCTGTCGGCCGACTGCGCGAGTGCATTTTGTCGGTCGATAAGTGTCCTCAGGTGCGTGCCGGTTGTCCCCATCTGCCCGTCGAGTTCGCGCAGAGAAGTTCGATTCTTATCAAGAGCCTTCTTCGACTTTTCAAGGGCGGCTTTCGCCTTGTTGAATTCGGAGACCATCTGGGCGGACGGCTCCTTGGTCGCACTCATCGCTCTCCCGAGTGCAGCGACCTTTTCTTTCGCACGGATGTACTCTCGTGAGCTTTCGCCAACAGCCTTGCGTGCCTTTACGAGGCCGTCCATCTTTGCGGCTTTCGCGTTCAGCGTAGCGAGTGAATCACCCATGCGGGCGACGGTCTCTTGCCCTTTCTTGAAGGTGCTCGCGAAGTCTCCGGAAAGCTTCCCCGCTATTTTGAAGGCGATGTCGTAAACCTTCGACATGAGGTCACCTCCTTTCAAAAACAAAGCCCGCCGAAGCGAGCTTTCCGTACAAAAGAAAAAAGCCCGCCAAAAGCGAGCTCCATCTTTTCAAATTTGGGATGCGTTAGAAAATCAGGATGTACAGGCCGAAAAGAATCACGACCCATAGCAACACACCCAAAACCGTCATAACGCCTTCAACAGCGCCGTTCAGTAAACGCATAAACATCCAATCCCCTCCTTCAGTACTCACAGCATACCGTTGAAAGGGACAGAAGTCCCAGAATAAGCAACTCACTTTCGTTTATTTGCCTTCGCTTCGGCTTCTAGCTGCTTTGTTATCGTTCTGTTCCATGATGCGAGCTCAATCAATGGCTCTTGCATCCACTCAAGCGCACCGCCTTTCATGACGCGTGCGATGGATACCGCCGCCGACTTGACCTCGTCGTCAGGATCAGACCGTTCTGCAAAGCCGATCACCCCAACAAAAAATTGCTGACCTCCTGCCCGATTGCGCAGTAGTCCTTGGCGGGAAGGTTTTCCATGAACTCAATCGGAAGCTTCGCGGCCTTCGCAGCAAGGTACACGCAGAAGTCAGTGTCCACGGCAACCAACGGAGAAATATTCCCCGCACGCGCCCATTCGCGCTTCACCGCAGACACATCCTTGCCAGTAAGGACATCAAGGTTCAGTTCGATCTCCGTGTACTTCTGGCCTTCAAACTCATATTCCTTAGAGAGAAGGTACTTCATGTTTTTCACTCCTTTGTTTTGGGTTTGCCGGGGCACGACTCATGCCGCCCCCGGCGTAGTGCTTTACGCCAAGCCCAGGTCCTTTCGTACGCTGGCGAGCTTGTCTTCACCGTCAAACTTTGCGATGAAGTTGTACTTGTCGATTTCGATGAGTTCCTTGCCATTCACAAGGACCTTCATGTAAATCACCTCGAACTCGGTTTCGCTGTCCGTCGTAGAACCGACCTCAAACGAACCGAGCGAGACGCTCTTCGGCGTTGCACGCAGAGACACACGAACGGGCACAGACGAATATTCGCCAAGCGCAGCGTCGTAAACCTGCTGCGATCCGCGCAAGTCAAGCGCATGCGCCTTTTGATTCGCAAGCTTTGCAAGTTCGGGCGTGATGGTGCGCCAAGTGAAGGTCGCAGTCATCGAACCGAAGTGGCCGAGAATCGGGCTCTCAACTTCGCCAGCAATGCCGGCTCCGCTGACCGTGTCACTCATCGCCTCAATGGACGGCAAGTCCACATTCGCGACGCCGAGCAAGTCGTTTCCGTCGTTGTAAACGCGAAAGTTAATCAGGCGCTCGGGCACCTTGTTTCCAGTTGCCATAATTCAAGCCTCCTTTTATTCAAACAGCGTCGAGAGATAGCTCGCGTCGTATTCAAGGACGAACTGAATCTCTTTATTCGGAGACGGCGGCGTTACGTACACGTGGAAGCGAGCAATGCCGTCCATCAGATCCGTCGTCGGGTTTTCGCTCTCAAGGAACTCCACGCGACCGCCGAGGATGTACTGGCGAGCAGCGAGGCCGTTGAGCCAGATATTCGCGCTGTCAACAATCGTGTCGACCTGTCGACGGTTCAAAGGCGCATCGACGCGCTGCCAGAAAGTCTGAACAAGCGTGTTGCCGATCCAGTTGAACATTCGACGCACAGGAATGAAGGAGTCCTTCACGTCCGTGTTGCCCGGGTAGCAGGCCATTCGATTGCCCCAGCACACCCAACCGCCGATGAAGTTGAGCGCCGTCACGACGCCCTGGCCGTTCAGATAAGCGCCATTTTCAGGCCCTAGCCAGACTTCCTTGCCGTTCTCAAGGACCGTGGAAGTCATCTGGAAGTTCTTATTGGACGGGCTGACATACGGCGTGCTGTCGTTGTCACCGTCCACCTTGCCGATAAGGCCCATGAGCTGAGTACTCATGTGGTACGCCGTGCAAGACAGGGCAAGCATCGGCCAACATGCGACTTGCGCCTCATCAACAACGTTATTGTTGTTCTTCCATTCGGCGACCTTCGAGTATGAATCGACGGTGTCCGTCGGAACGTCGATAAGGGAAATCGCGCGGAAGTGTTCGTTGATATTGACTGCCTTGGCTGCCATCACAGCCGCCACCTCCGGATCGCTCGAATATTTCGGAGCGACGATCTGCCCCGGCACAAGGCGGAAGCGCGGGAAGCACTCGCCAACAAGTTCAAGGCCGCTCTTTGCACCGTCAACGGAAACGCCGCCGATGATTTCAGACTTCGTCACAGCAGACGGATCGAGCTTTTCAGCCGCAAACGTCAGCGATGCGCCGACCGGCACCTTGAAGCTGTCCTCATCCTTCTTCGACGTGATGACAAGATGCCCCGCGTCATTGAAAGTCGCTACGAAATCAGTTCCTTCCTGATAGGTCGTCACGTCTTGAGAAAGCTTGAGGGTCGACAGGATGATGCCGGTCTCTGCAATCGTTGCAGAGCCGGTCTTCGAGTCAAGCGTCACCGTCTTTGCCGTCGCCGTCTTCTTGTGCTTCGCAGGATCGAGAACGTTGACCACAATGATCGGCGCGACGCCAAAGAGAGCGAACTGGGAATAGATCGCTTCGCTCAGCGTGAAGTCGTACTTTTTCAGACCGCTGACGCTGTCCTCTACCGGCGGAACGTAGCCGAAAGCCGCAACGGCTTCGTCATACGAGTAGCAGAGAACAGGCTTATTGACGTTCGTCGGGTCTGCCATATTGACCGGAGCCGTCCCGACGATGAAAGGAATGGCCGCCTCAACCTGCACCGGCGGCAGGATAGAAGTCGGCACTTCGGAGATTTTTACCCCGTGGTTGTATGCCATTTGATGACCTCCTTAGAGTTCATTTTTGAGTTGACGCACATAGGCGTTTAGGATGTCGCCCTTCACGCCGATGCGCTTTCGCGCTGTCGCCAGTTCAGACACCGGGACAAAGAGACCGCGCAGGGCCTCACTCTTTTCGCGCATCGATACGATGTGCGGAGGAAACTCCCCTGCACGAAACACCGCATTGCGCATCAGTGCACCACCGCCAAGGGTCGGGCCGATATAGACAACAGCTTCTCCCTTGGTGGTTTGCGCCTTTTTAGTTGTGGGTTTCTTCGTAGTCATCAGAAGTCCTCCTCCTTATCAATTGGCTGCGGCGTGCGGATGTCCCACGTCGTCTGCATGTCGAGCTGCCAATACGGGTATGGCTGCTCTGCGTAGGTGCTCCACTTGATCGGATGCTTCAGCCGATACCGATTAGCAAGAACCATTCCCGGCAAGGAGCACAGCGCCGTGCGAATGCGAGACATCACGTTCAGGCAGTATTCGTGCCCGTCGAACTCTTCGGAGTAGGTCCCGACAATGATCGAGACCTGCACTTCTGTTGAGTCCTGGTCGGTCGCACCTTCGTCGGCCCTGACAAGAACGAAAGGAAAGTCGTCCTTTGATCCCTGCCGCTTTGGTGGCAGATAGCCATTGATGATTTGAGGAGCGCAAAGCTCCTCTTTATCTGATCCGCGCTCTGGCTTTGTGGGTAAAGCGAAGTCCTTCACGGCTTCAGCAACCAGTTCACGGATCGCGCGCGTCAGTTCGTTTTCGACCATCCGAATCACCCCTTGTGTTTTGTGTATTTGTTGATGTTCCCACCGCCGAGGAGATAGCCGGTTTCGTGATCCAGACGCTTGAGGAAGGTCTCCTGCATCGCCTTTTCAACGTTGTCTACGACCTCGTTATTCCCAGACAGCACCGGGATTGCTGGACCATAAACCTCTTGCACAGGAAGCGAACTTGTGCCCAATCGCTGAAGAATCCTTCCGCGATAGACAAACGTTTTCCCCAATGGCTTCAAACCTCCCCGTGCCTTAACGGCGACGCGCACCGGCTTTCGTGCATTGCCGGTCGTGTCGGTTTTCGGACGAGTCTTGTAATTCACCAACGGAATGCGAGGCCCCTTACTCGTGACCAGCGCTTCAAGGTCTGAGCGCGTCGCCTTATGGATGGAGAAGTTACGGCGCACCGTTGAAGCCTTGATCGTGTACTCCTGCCGGATCGTTGAGACCGCGGCAGAGCGTCCGGCAGTGGCCGCACGATTCATCGAACGACTGACGGCAGCCTCGTATCCGTTCGGAACTTCCGAGAGCAACTTAGCGGCCTTCTCAAGAGCGTCCTTGTACCGCCCCTGTCCGTCGGAAACGATGACCTCTAATGGTTTACTCATTGCTCATTCGCCTCCGTCACGATGACGAGCACGCCGCCCTCATTGCTGACAGACTTGACAAGATGAAGCGCGCCGTCGATGTTGAGAAGCTCGCCCTCGACAGGCGTTTCAATCACTCCGACTTCGACGTAGATCGTCAGTTGGTTGACAAAAACGCCAAGGTATGAATCGTCGCCGTTCGCCTGCGTGATGATCTTGTCGAGAATGCAAGGCACGACCTCGTGACCGATTTCGTGCTCTTCGGCAAACTCGTCCAAATTGATGAAGACGTTCTGCACGTCAGCAGCAACGAAATCCTTGAAGGCGCTCATCCCGCCACCTTCTTCGTCGTGCGACGCTTGACAGGTTGCTTGACTTCCACTTCTGTCTCTTCTTCTGCTTCGGGAATCGGAGCAAAAGCAGCTTCCGGCGTCGGCAATGGAGCTTCTTCGACAGGGTCGTCCTCGACCTCATTCACGCCGACAAGCGCCAGATTTTCCTTGAGAAGCTGAAGGCCGACCGTCTCGTCAACCTCGATCTCCTCACCTGCCGTGTAGCGTTTGCCGGAAATGAGAATGTTTTCTAAAAGAACAACTTTCATTTCTGTCCCTCCTACGAAAAAGGGCAGGTCGTATTGCCTGCCCTAATTCGGTTTTTGTCGCTCTTAAGCGAGAGCTTCGATGACGTGGAAGCCGTGAATCTGCTGAATGATCGGCAGCGGACGGCTCTTGATCTGCACGATGCGACCGGAAGGATTCGCACGCTGGACCCAAGAATCCGGCACACGAGCACCTTCGTAGAACTTGATCGCTTCGTCACCAGTCAGCGCAACAAGACCGTAAGCGAGCATCGTCTTGGCGTTCGGGCTTGCGAGCATGCAGAGGTTTTCAGGAACCATCGGCTGCTCCTTGCCAGCATCGTCGGCATACCACTCGTCGTAAGAGTAGATGTCAAGACCGGAGTCCTTGAGATAGCCCCAGTACGTCACACCATTCGGCAAGTGCTGCGGATCAATCGCGCCCATGTCGACGCGGCGCATATCGAGCTGCTTGGCAGTCGTGAGCTTATCGAGGATCGTATCAAGCACCTTCGAGCCGCAGATCAGCTCGTGCGGCGTAAAGCCGCCGGACTGAATCATCGTGCGACGAAGCGTACGAAGATCGCCCATGATCTTGGCAGCGTCAGCAGCGTCCCACTTCGTTTCAAGAGTGGTCTTCGGCTGTTCCTGCTTTTCAAGGTGAGCCCAATAGTTCAGCACCTCATCGTAGCCTTCGCCCTTCACCGTCACCTTGCCAGTAAAAAGAGCCTCGGCACACATGACCTCTTCACGACGCGTGATGATGTCGTCGAGGTCGGACAGGTCCTTGCCAAGAATTTCTGCAGCGCGCTGCGTCGGGGACTTGGCAGAGTAGATCGTTTCACCAGGCAGACGCTTAAGCATGTCTTCTGCCGTCGTCACGCGCATCGGAGAAACTTCCGGCGCTTCGTAGCTTTCCGTGCGGAAGCCTTCACGCGTCAGGACGACACCGCCAACCTTCGGGTTGACGAACGGTGCAACCTTGCGACCGCCGCGACCGATGATGTCGAAGTCGATCTTCTGGGTGTGGAAGGTCGGGCGATTCGTGAAGTAGCGATCGCGCAACCAAGTGGAATTGCTCTTTTGGCCTTCTTCGACCATCGCGAGCATAGTGCGAGTAGTAAACATATCCATTGTTGTCCCTCCTGATTAGATGCTCTTCTTGAAGAAGATGCCGACCTTTCGAGCAGACGGCTTGAAGTCCGCAATCGCGGCACTGTTTTCCGTCTTAAAACTCAGAGCGTCTTCGTTGAACTCGCCCGTGAGATAGACGGGAGCGCTCTTGTCAGAGGAAGCCGTGTCCACATCCTCCGCAAGCACGGCATAGACCTCAGAAATGGTCGTCTTGCCTGAGTCAACAGTGCAAAGATTGCCGTCCTTGTCCAGGAGCGCCCCACGCTTGAGAACACCCTGGCTCTTCTTGATCGTCATGCTGTCGTTAACAACCGGCATGATCTGCGACGCGGCAAACAGGTTGTCCATCGTCGTTTCAAACTTTTCCTGCATAGACATTGATGTGTCCCTCCTTTACTTACGCGCAAAAGCGCGTGCACCGGCTTCAATGACAGCCCTCATTTCAGCGTCCAGCTTTGCCTTTTCTTCAGCCTTCGGATCGAGTCCCTCGTTGCCTTCGGGTTCGATGCCTTCAAGCGCCTTCGCATCTTTCATGCGAGCCGTGAGCATTTGTGCACCGCGAGCCTTGTCCGCCTTCAGAATCTGCACGGCGAGCGCCTCGGCAGTCGTCTTGCCGTCGAACTTCGCTGCGTTCACAAGGTCTTCATGACCCACAACAGCGATGTCTTCAATTGCCTGAATACGCGCGCGTTCATTCGTTGCGCCTTCGGCAATAGCTTCGTCGCGGATCGCCTGAACAAGCTCAGGATGTTCCGCTTTCAACGTCTCCAGATTCATCTTGTGAACCTCCTTTTGAACTGCGGATGCCTTGGGCTGTTCCGCGTTAATGAAGCCCTTCGGCGCATTCGCAAAGAAACGCGAATCTGCCTTCAGGCCGTTTAACATGACGAAACCGCCAGAAGCCGTGTTCTTGACTTCCGTCGTTTCATCAATCTCGTCAGCCAGACCAAACTCCACAGCCTCTTCTGCTGTGAAATAGGACTCTGCGTTGACCTTTTCCTTGATCTCATCAACCGTGCGACCGGTCTTTTCGACATAGATATTGATGAGGTTTTCCTCAAGCTTCTCCATGTCGTCGGCCGCCTTTCTCATGTCGTCCGTCGTACCGATGGCAACAGAGCTGACCTTGTGGATCATCATCATTGACCCCCTCGGCATGACGACTTTCGCACCCGGAACGCTCGTGATGATCGTCGCGGCACTCATGGCAGCGCCGTCAACTCGGAAGGTGATCTGTCCCTTATGCGCCTTGAGAAGCGAATAAATGGACAAGCCCGTATAGACGGCCCCGCCGAACGAATTGATCGAAATGTCAAGAGGGCTATCGGACGGGATTTTTCGGAAGTCCGCGAGGAATTCAGCCTCGTTGAAGCCCTTCCCCCACGGATCGTCCTTCGACCCGCCGACATAGCCGAAGAGATCGAGCTGCGCCCGTTTCCCCTCGGTCTTTACGTTCCAAAACTTATTCATCGATTTCCTCCTTCTCCGGTTCCGTCATCGGTTGCGCCGGAGCTGTCGCACTCAGACCATCTTCCCTGCGCATTGCCTCCTCGCGTTTGCGCACAGCGTGGACCTGGTCGTACTTCATGCCGGTGAGTTCAGCTGCCTCACGTTCGCGAGTACTGAAGCCCTCATCTACACGAACCTTCGCGGCATTGGCTTCCTTCAGCGGATCAAGCTGTCCCTGCGCATCGCCGAACCATTCGGCCCCGCACCAGGCAGCCCGGATCGCTGGGTCGTCAAAGAAGCCTGGCGCTTGCACACGCCCCTTCAGAACGGCCTCGGTCAACCACTCTTCGTAAATCGGCTGACAGAAGTTCCCCACAAGCCATTCGCGACGCATGCGGAACATCTTCCAAGCCTCGAGAAGCGAAGCGCGCGAAGCCGAATAGGACGCTGTGAAGTTCTTCACGAGAAGTTCGTAAGGAATCTCAAGCGCCGCACCGATCTGGCGACAGATAGCAATCACGAAAGGATCAAAGTTGGGGTTCGGTCGACTCGGGTCCGCAATCTGAACCTCTTCCCCCTCATCAAGTGCGACGATCGACCCGTTCCCCATCTCATAGGCGTTAGGATCTTTGTCGACTTGCATCGCCGGATTGAAAGCCTGCCCGAGTGGAGAATCGGGAGTGTTGCTCTTGACGAAGACCGTGAACATGCCAGACACGACCGCCGCCATCAGCTCTGCCTCTGAATATCGGGAAAGTTGCTTCAAGGCCTCGATGACAGGAGCAAGCATCGGCACGCCTCGGCGTTGTGCCGGACGTTCAACGTCCGCCATGATATGAAGCACGTTCCTTCGCCCAGTCGTCGTCCCGAAGGCCAGCACGCGCTTCCATTCCTGCTGCAGGTCTTGTCCGATGCGAGGGATCGCGCCCGGATGGTGTTTCGCCACCCAGTAAGCGACGGTCTCGCCGTACGTCCCGACCTCGATGCCGCCAAGAATGTTTGCAGTCGTAGAAGCATTGAGCGGATCGCACACCCGATCGGCTTCGATGAGGCCAATTCGCAGATCGTAGGCGCAGCCCTTGCGCGGGATGATCGGCATCGTCACAAAGACGTCGCCACTCATCAACGCAGAAAGGAGCACCAAAGACTGAAGCTGAAAGAATGTCTGCCGGCGCTCGGCGTCGCAGTTCACGCTTTCAGACCAAAGACGCCATTCTCGTTCGGTGTTCTCTTCCCATTCCTTCGCCTGCTCCTCAGTAAGGCCGAGGAACTTCGCATCGATCTGGGCATTCAGCGCAAGCCCGGACCCAACGACGTTCGTTCGAACGGTCTTGAGCGCGCCAGTTGCAAGAGGCGAACCCATATAGAGGTCCCGCGAGCGATTGCGAAGCGTCTCCAAGTTGTCAACGATGTCCGCGTCCGCGTCGCTCCCGCCGGATAGCCATCCCATAAGGGACTTCTTGGCGTATGAGCCACCATGCCGCGAATAGCCCGAGTTCAGAATTTCGAGCTTTCTTCGAGCCTCGAAGCGCTTCAACGCACGCTCAGGACTGATTGCCCTGATCGCTTTGTCAAGCAAATTCATTTGCAAGCCTCCTTACAGGTCGCGAGGGACTGCGCGCATCACGCGCGCCCCCTTACGTCCGTTTTCGAGCTTGTCGATTTCGTTGCGCCAGTACTTGATGCGAGCCGCAATATCTGAAAGCGAAGCTCTCGTCAAGCTACGCGTTCCGATTTTGTAAGACTGGCCAGAGGCAACCGCGCGTTCGGCATCGAGCCACATCTTCAGATTCGCGCGGGCCTCGTCAATGGTTATCCAAGGCATCTCGTTGCCTCCTTTGTTTGTGATTACTTGCAGTTGTTGAAAGTCACGCCGTCTTCACGAACCGCGTCCTCTCCCGTCAAGTCCTGCCATCGCTTGATGATGACGTCGCAGTAACGTGGATCGAGCTCCATCGCCCGAGCCTTACGACCTGTGTTCTCGCAAGCAATGACGGTCGTGCCAGAGCCGGCAAAGCTATCGAGCACGACGTCGCCTTTCTTGGTCGAATTGCCGATCTGGTACTCAAACAAATCAACCGGCTTCATCGTCGGGTGATCCCCGTTCCTCAACGGCTTATCGAAGTCGAGAACCGTCGTTTGTTTACGGTCCGAGTACCAGGCATGCCCCGCGCCTTCCTTCCAGCCGTACAAGCACGGCTCGTGCTTCCACTGGTAGTCAGAACGACCAAGAACAAGAGAATTTTTGTTCCATACGAGGCACTGGCGCACCTTCCAAGCGTTGTCTCGGCACGCGCCTCGGAAGTTGTAGCCTTCAGCGTCCGCGTGCCAGATGTAGAAAGACGCTCCTGGCTTCATGGCAAAATCAGCAGTAGAGAAGGCATCAATCAAGAACTTTCGGAAGTTCTCGTCCGACATGTTGTCGTTCTGAATCGTCAGCTTGTCTTTCGTCGCGCCTTCGTAGGCCACGTTGTAAGGCGGGTCGGTCAAATACAGATCGACGCTGCCTTCTTCGCACAAGCGAACAAGATCATCGATGCGTGTTGAATCTCCGCACAACAGCTGATGGTCCCCAAGGAGCCAAAGTTCGCCAGGCTTGACAACCGGGTCTTCTGACGGTTCCGCGATTTCCTCAGCGTCTTTCCCGTGCTCCTCGTCGTCATCAATCGAGCCGGTCCCATCAAGCAGAAGGTCGAGCTCTTCGTCAGAGAAGCCCATGACATCGAGGTTGAAGTCAAGTTCCTGAAGTTCACCGAGCTCGATGCGGAGAAGCTCCTCATCCCATCCGGCGTTCAGTGCCAACTGATTGTCGGCAATGCGCAGCGCTTTCTTCTGCGCAGCTGTGAGCCCCTTCAGGCGAATCGCCGGCACTTCCTTCATGCCGATCGACTTCGCGGCCATTGTTCGACCGTGGCCTGCAATGAGCTCGTTGTTTTCGTCGATCAAAACGGGATTTGTGAACCCAAACTCTTTGATCGATTCTGCGACTTGCTGTACCTGCTCGTCGCTGTGCGTTCGAGCATTTCGCTCGTACGCCTTCAGATTGTCAACGCTAACGTATTCGATCTGCGTTTTCTCTTGTCGCACTAGACTTGCAACTCCTTACACGGTTATTCCCTTCGACAGCGTCCCTCGCGGCTTGCGGGGAGCGGTCTGCTGTCTGAGTGCCCCGCCGTTCTGGTAGAAGTCGGCAAGGAACTCGAAGTTCGGGTTCAGCAATTCGAGTGCGGCAGTCGCGTAGACCGCGCAGTCAAGGGCCTCGTTGCGTTCGCGGATTTTCTTCCACGCCATTTTCACGACGCCTTTTTCAAAGTGTTTTTCAAGCACCTCAGCGGTCAACTGCTTGAAGAAGTTTTCAGAAAAGCCCCTGTCCTCCTGCGCCGCATAGTGCGCGAAGTTCGGACCAGGTTCCTGCACGGAAAGCCTGTTCATGACGAGCGACTTTCCGCTGTCAACACCGAGCGTGAAGAGCGTTGCCTTCATCGCGTTGCTCTTCGTCGGCGTGTTGATGAACGGGACACCGATGCCGCCTCGCCCCTTGATCGCGAAAACGCGCATTCGTTCTCGGGCTTTCGTGTACTGGTAGACGTTCGTTGTGTAGGTACCGTCACCAGAGTCAACGCAGGCGCAAGCGACCGAAACATGGACGCCGTTTTGCATCGAATACTGCCGCTGCAGGATTGCATCAAGCTGCTGCCATGTTCTCGGATCGTCCGGGCGGCCGTAGAGCACGCGGTGCTCTATGCCCCAACACTCCCGACCGACGCCCCATCCGTAAACGGAGCATTCGAGACGATCGTGCTGAACGTCGATGCCGGCAGTCAGTAGCAAGACGCCTTCAGGAAGCACGCCATTTACCGGATAGCTTTCGCGCCGGTTGAACAGCTGTTCCCAGTTGTCTGCGTCAGGGTTGATTTCTTCCCACGCCTCGCCGAGCTTCAAATTCACGAACTCCATGAGGCCGTGTTTGTCGCGGTTGTGGTTCACCGAAACGAACTCCTCCACCAGATCGTGCAAATTGACCCAAGGCGAATAGAGCGCGTTGACGTGATAGCCCTTGATCTTGCTTCCGGGGTTCGTTGCAATCCAACGACCGCTCTGCAGTAGCTTCGGGTCGGGCTTGTAAGCGCCTCTCGTGATGCAACCGCACTCTGGACAATGCATACTTGCCGTCATCGGCAACGCGTTCCCTTCATCATCTTTCTGCCAAGTGACGTTCGCCCATTGAAGGACGTGTTCCTCACCACAATGAGGGCACTTGACAAAAAAGCGACGTTGATCACTGCGTTCATACCAGTCGTCGATCTTCGACGCGCCTTTGATCGTCGGCGTGCTAACCAGAATGATCTTTCGGTTTCCGAAGTTCTGAGTTCGCTGAATGGCGAGCTTCAGAGGGTCGCCTTCTTTCGTCACGCCATATCGGTCAACTTCGTCACAAAGCAGGACGCGAATCGGACGAGACGCAAGGCCAGCCGGTGAGTTCGCACCGACCAGAGCCAAATACCCGCCCGGGAAATGCTTCATGCGAATAGTCGTGCTTGACTTTTTCGCAGAGCCGCGACCGTCCTTCCCTTCTTCGAGCTTGCCTTGCAAGCCCGGGGAGTTCTGGAACATCGGTTCGATGCGCTCCTTCGAGAACGCCTCGGCCATTTCAACGGTCGGCTGAAGCATCAGCTGAGGAGCAGGCTCCTGGTCGGCGTAGTAGCCCATGATGTTCAGGAGCATCTCCGACTTGCCGAGCTGTGAAGAGCAACACATGACGACTATTTCCGTCCGTCGATCCGTTGCCGAATCCATCGGCTCCTGCAAATACGGCGTTCGGCTTGTGCGCCACATACCCGCCTCAGGAGACGTACCGGAAGCGACGACGCGGAACTTGTCAGCCCACTGGCTCCCAGTCAAACGAGAGATCGGGCAACAGGCTTGCGCCCACGCCTTGGACCAAATGCCCATCTCATCCCCCCTTTGCAAAGTGCGAGTCGTTGATTGTTTTCAGAAGGTCGCGGAAAATGTCCTCAAGGACTTCCTCGGCTTCGCGCTGCGTCCGATTCTCAAGCAGGGCCGAGTAACGAGTTGGGGCGGAAATCGCGAAGTTTCGGAGCATCGCTGCTGCCTCTCTCGCGTCCGCCTCAACATCGGCAACCGCTACGTACTCGCCCTTGAGCTTTTTGTATTCGAGGTCTTTGATCTTTGCGGTCGCGACCTCTTTTGCGAGCCGGGCCTTGTTGAACGCCTCGTTAACGTTCAGCGCAGACGATATTTGCTTGTCGTCTTCGTCATCGCCCGTGAACACGTCCGCAGTCTTTCTGGACGTGCGACGGCTCGCCTTTTTTCGTTCTTCAGACTTGACCAGAGCCTTGAAGGCTTTCAGGCCTTCTTCTAACGGAATTTTTCCGTCGACAAGAGGCAGCTCGCCAGTCTTGCACTTCCCGCTTACGTATGCGGCACTACGTCCGACCTGGCGCGCAAACTCTCGCATGCTGACGCCATCGTTCGCCATGCCAACACCTCATTTTGTTTGGTACTTCCATCTTCACGCGTTCGCGCTTTCGCTTCAATACCGGCAGGCACCGGCAGGCGTAAACCGTTCACGGAAAGCGTAAAGTGAAATGTTCATGAACACCCTTTTGAAAATTGCATCTAGACCGTTTTCGGGGCTCGTCCGACCCGCATGAGTCAAAAAGCCCCAGGAGGACCCAAGCTCTCCGTCGCTCATTCGACGTCTCATCACTGAGCGGGCTGAGGCTGAGGTTGAGCCTGCACAGGCGCCGGGCCCTTGTCATCAGTCACAGCATCGTAGACAGCGTTGCCTGCCATCGATCCTGCGAACGATCCGGCAACAGTAGACCAGAAGCCACCGCCAGAAGAGGCAGGAGCAGATTGATTCACCGTCTGGTTGATGACGGTCGTGTTCTTCTTCACGACTGTCGTTCGCTTCGGTGCATAGCTCTTCGTAGGAGCAGGACGGGAGAACGAACGTCCGCCGCTGAACCCACGACCGCCACGTGCTTCCGCCGCTGTAGAAACGAAAAAGGCGACCGCAATGGCCGCCACAATAGCTTTCTTCATTTTGTACCTCGAAATTGAAAAGCCCCCGAGGTTTCCCCTGAGGGCTTTACGCTCTCCCTGGTGTATCGTTGAAGCTCTGACCCTATCAACTCCACCAGGAGACCTCATGAATGAATTTGCTTATGTAGACGGCTTCGATGTCGTCAACCATGATGAAGACGGCATTACCGAAGTCCAGCGTCAACCAGGAGATGAGGTTCTCATTCTCCGGGCCGACGGCAGCCAATGGCTGATTGACTGTGTCACGGTTGAGGAATGGCTTGAGTACAAGCACAACCCCACAACAGAAGCCTTACGCCACCTGATCGGCAAGCACGGAAGGCCTCGCCGTGTCGGGTAACCGAACGTCATAAACCAGAGAGCCGCGTCCGCCTCCCACATTGAAGAATCGAATCCCTTCATATCGGGAACGATCTTCAATACCAATGCGTCGATTGCGACGTCGAATGGTTGCGATGAACTGGCGTGCCAGAAAGTCGATGATCTTCTCATCAAGATAGTTGAGCCAACGCTTCATAT